CTAACGGTAGAAGCTCAAGATAAAAAGAATGAACTTGGTGCGGGACAATGAATTTTTTTGGGTTACCCAGTAAATAGGTAAAACCTTGATTATTCTTTTATAAGTACAAAAACAACAAAACAAAAAAAATAGCTTGCGCCGCTTTCGCAGAAAAACAAAAATATATTGATTATTTTTATTTACTATTTACTTTTAGTAATACCGCCCTTAATATTAAAATTCAATCGCGAACTTGTAATGCTTTTGTTGCAACGAAAATAATTGACTAAGTGAAATTCCTTTTTTGGTAAAAGTATACCTTACGCCACTTTCTGTTGATTATTAGCAAACAAAATTATTAATAACTTCCCATCGGATGTCTAAACCTATAGCAGCTGCATGGATAGAATCATAAGAAGTTTAGAGAACTAACCGTGAAATCACAACAATCATTTCTCTCTTTTCCTATTTACCTATTCCTCCAAAATAAGCTTGAATAAGTTTTAAGAGTTCCACATCTTTTTTATGAATATTAATTGTAAAAATAGCTTCGATTTGTCAACCTGTTAAGGAAAGCTGAGATTACATATGGGTATCGAATACTAAAAAAAGAATGGCTGTCAAGAAGAAGAAATTGATAATTATAATAGGATTTTTGTGCAAGGAAACTGAATAATTATACTTTTTTAAAAGTATACCTTCCTTTATATGGCTTATTTTGATTTCGTTTAAAATACTTAGAAAATACTGATTTGTTAATATTTAAGGCTATAGCAGCTTCACGCATTGAAATGAAAGAAATTTTAGTATTATTTGTAATATCAGTAACTTCTATTGCTTGAGAGGGACTTCCAGATCCCTCAGGTCTTGGTTGTCCCTTTTTAAATGAATGTTGATTTTTCTTCTGAGCATCAGACATTATTGTTTTATTTTCATCGGAATGTTTACGACCATACATTGGAGCACCAGCTTTTTTGGCGATATTGTACTCATGCTGCAAAGAGGACAGATAAAAATCCTCCCTTTCTAGACATTTTTCTTTGTCACAGTACTCAAGAATTGTAAGAGAAAAATTAGAATAACCGTGTTTAAGTAGAGCACTATATATATGACTTTTACTATTTTTTAAGTAATTTTCCATAGAAGTAGTATAATAATAAGAAGAAAGCCTTTCTGTCCAGTCAATTGAACTTCCTATATACTGTTTACCATTAATAATATTTCTTCACATATAAATACCTGATTTATCCTTATTATCTTTAAGAATTATACCTTTATCAGTCTCAGCGTTAGAATAACTTTTGATTGGAATAAGAGTGCACAGTAAAAAAGGGTCGATGTAAATTTCAGATCAAACTAATAAAGATCCTAATAAAGACATTAAAAGAATTTTGATTATATAGTTGGTTAAAAAGAAAGATGCTGCTGATACTTTAAACAAATATCCTGCCTTGGCCCTCAAATTTATCATACAAATTTCAAAAACAACTTTATTCTTGATTATATGATCGGATTATCGGCATTTAGTTTGAGGATGATAAGTGCTTTCCTAATGGCAATAATGAAAGATCATTCTGCATCCGTGAACCCCGTAACAAACCAAGGTATGCTTAGTAGAGTGAGTTCATTAGTTGTATTATAAACGTATTTTGTAAGCATATAAGGGTACATGTAAGGAAAAACAATTGAACAAAGAAGAGGCATTGATTTTGCAGAAGAGATGTAAGCAAACGGTAAAGCAAAGCAAAAAACTTGGCGTTTCCACAGGTATAATTCTAACTTTTTAAAAGTATACTGACCTTTATAAGGTTTCTTTCGATTCTTAATAAAATAAGCAGATATTGATTGAAAAGGAATATTTAAGGCTCTTGCAGCTTCACCCATTTAATTATAAGTAGTTGTTTGATTAGTTTTTTCATCAAAAACTTCTATTGCTAAAACAAAAAAAAGAGAGGGCTTTCCTGATCCTACTGTTTTTGGTTTTCCCTTTTTATTAGTATTACCCTTCTGAGCCTCAGAGATTTTGTTTATAGTTTCATCGGAATGTGAACGACCAGACATTGGAGGAAGAGTAGGATCTTTGACAATATTGTACTCTGATCCTAAATCAATATGATACTTCTCTCTTATTAATAGTTCATAAGGTTCACAATATTCAATAATTTCAAGCAAAAACTTGGAAGGACCGTGCTTTAATAGTGCACTATATATATGGCTTTTATTATTTTTTAAGTAATTTTCCATAGATAAGTTAGAATAATAATATAATAACCTTTCTTGCAAATCAATAGCACTACCTATATAGCGTTTCCCATTCAAAAGATTTGTTCACCTATATATACCTGATTTTTGTTTATTTTCTTTAAGGATTGTATCTTTATTAGCCTCAGCGTTATTAACTGAAAGGTTCTTAACTGAAATGTTATTGCCGTGATATGTCTTCTTGGTAGAATAAAGTCGTCTTTGCTGAATTTGCTTAGAAGGGATTTTGATTTGAGAGTTTCTTTCGAAATCTAAAAGAGTATACCTTAAATGCGTTAAAATAACACATCAATTACCGTCTACTCGTTGCTCTTTTACAGATTTACAAGGTGTATAAAAAGTAACCTCTTTAAAATTAAAATCTGATTTAGATCCGCGATAACCCACGTTCTTTTCAGAAGTCTTCTGGCTTATTACCATACATGAATTATTACTTCATCCACCTGTATCCTTTCGAATACCGCTTGGTACCAGAAGTTCTAGGGTGTCTCCGGACCCCAACCTGCTTCGCTGAATATTATTTTAATTCTCTTCCTCGGTTCATACCAGCCTTGATTTTTCGAATTGTTTCTAGTCCGCTTGCTGTAAAATGAGCTTTGGATTGAATTAATTCGGCTACTTTACAGAAGTCCGCGTAATCTAAAGCCTTATGTCCAAGTAATGGATATATCTCATAGAATGGTATGATCTTTTTTTCAATGTCTGAAAATTTCCCTACTTTATAATGAAAAACCTCTTTATCTTTATAAAGATTCCCACAATCGAAGTACTCCATTAAACTTCTCATTAATTGCTCATCTCTATAATGTTGAGTTATTACAAAATATAATCTTACTGATTCTCCTAGTTTGGTTAAAGATTTGAAAATACTGACGTGGTAACATCCCTCTCCACTCGTGAATCCTACTAGCCAATTAGGATCTTTAATCACTTGATCATTAACTATGGGTCTTTGAACTGGGATAGTATCAGGAAATGCTTCTTTTAATTTTGAAGATAAACCGTTATTTATTGAAGCTCGAAGATTTACAATTTGTTGTAGACCCTCAAAAGTAAGATGTTCTTTACGATTTATTAAATCTACAACTTGCTTGAATAACTCAAAATCTGATCACTTTGAGGTTATTAGTGGGTATTTATCGAAATGATCTATGATTACTGCTAAATCTTTAAGTGTTCTCACCATGTAACGACAGGTATTTCTTTTTGCCTTATAAACATTACCAACTCCAAAATAAGGCTGAATTCTATCCAACAAGACTTTATCTTTAGCATCAAGATCAATTTCAAAGCAAGCTAGGGTTTGTCAGCCTATTTTTAGCTGACAATTTTTAATTATAGAGATATAAAAACAACATTCAGCATCAGCAAAGCCAGTAATAAACCAAGGATCCATATTAAAATTATGTTTTTCACCTTGTTGAGCTTCTATGGTACTATATAATCTTGATTTATTAATTTGGTTAGAAAGGATTTTGATTCTTTCGAAACCTAATATAGTACACCTTAGATGTGTTAAATTTATACATTGACTACCGTCTACTCGTTGCTCTTTTACAGATTTTAACTTATCAAGAAATTAATGTAATTTTTTAAATATATATCTTCCTTTATAAGGACTCTGCTGATTATTAGCAAAATACTTAACAATAGTAGCATTATTTATGTTTAAGGTACGAGCTGCTTCACTAATAGAATTATAAGAAGTAGTAATATTATTTTTAATATCAATAACTTCTATTTGTTGAGAGGGCTTTCCTGCTCCTTCGGCTCTTGGTTTACCTTTTTTAGCCTCAGACAAGATTTTTTTAGTTTCATCGCTAAGAGTTTTACCATAATTAGGATGATTTGTTCCTTTCTTAGCATCAGACATTATTGTTTTAGTTTTCTCTGAATGTTTACGTCCAGACATAGGAGCACCAGGTTCCTTGGCGATATTGTACTCAGGCTTGAATGTTTTTTGATAATAACCCTCTCTTTCTAAACATTTTTCTGGTTCACAGTACTCAAGAATAGTCAGAGAAAAATTAAAATAACCATGTTTAAGCAAAGCACGACAGATATACATATAATTATACCTGTTTAAATGGTTAGTATTAAAATACTCGCTAAATCTTCTGTTTAAATTTTCACTGCTTCCGATATAGCGTTTACCATTTATTAAATTTGTCCACATATATATACCTGATTTATTTGTATTTTCAGAAATAATTATTAGTTTTTCTTTGTCTACATTCTTATAGACTATCTCAGCAAATCTTAGGCAAGTACTAGTTGAAAAGGCTCGCTGTCCTGGGAAGCTAATTTTTTTAAATACATTAATTAGATTGAAGATAAAATCTGACTTAGATCCGCGATATTCCACGTTATTTTCATAAGCCTTCTGACTTATTACCTTACATGAGTGATTAGTTCATCCACTTATAGCCTTTCGAATATAGTTTGGTATCAGAAGTTCTAGGAGGTCCCCGGAGTTTGGTAGTCTATCCCACATAGATGATTTCCCATATCATCTGGCAGGAGATCAAAAATGGAAAGGTGCAGCAGATACTTTAAATAAATATCCTACTGACATAATTAGTAAAGCTAAATTAAAATATTGATTTGTTTTTACTATAGCTTCTAACCCATTAATTTCAGATAAACTAGATAAAACATATATACCATCTAAATTAGTAATACCAAAATTTAAATATAATAAACAAGAACCTAATAAATGAACTAGAGATATAGACCTTTTACCAGTTTATAGCCCCTTTCCTAAACCGTACGTGATAGTTTCCCATCATACGGCTTGCCAAAATTATTCATTAGACCTACGTCTTTACTTTTCCTAAAGTTTTTTGGACAGCCATATGACACGACCTACAGAGAGGGATTTGTTGTCTTAATTTCTTAGCCATGATACCATCAACTCATATTGCCTTTGGATTTAGATCTTTCATCATCCGTACATAATGCATTTCAATGTTGTTCGTTGATTCACATAATGCACAGCTAAGATCCTTGTTGAGGCTCGCTTTAGAAATTTTGTTAGCAAATATTCTCAGCAGGGGCTCATTCACTGAGATTTTAAAATTGAGAGGTTTATTACACCAATTTTCGAGTATGACCGTTTAACTATTGAGATAATAAATGAACATGGATAACTGCAGTGGCATTGTGGGGAGGAATTATTTATACAAAGTATATCTACCTTTGTAAGGCTTCTGTTGATTACGAGAAAAATAATTAACAATACGAACTGGATTAATATTTAACACTTTAACTGCTTCACTTATTGAATTATAAAAAGTCGTAGTTTTGTCTTGTAAATCAAATACTTCTATTTATTGATAAGGTCTTCCTGCTCCTTTAGGACGATTTTTTCCACTCAGAGCATCAGATATTTTTTGTTTAGATTTATCAGAATGCTTATTACCTAATCAAGAGCCAGCTTTTGGCAAGATATTATACTCATGCTTTTCTGTGAATAGATAATAATCTTCTCTTTCTATACATTGTTCTGGTTCACAGTACTCAAGAATTGTAAGAGAAAAATTAGAATAACCATGCTTTAATAGAGCACGGTAGATATGACTACTACCTCTTTTTAACTTATACTCCATATAAGTTGTAGAATAATAAGACGAAAGTCGATTAGAAAGATTTACTGCAGAACCAATATATTTTTTACCATTAATAAGATTTTTTCACATATAAATTCCTGCTTTTTCCTGATTTTCTTTTAGAATTTTTCCTTTATCAGCCTCAGCATTAAAATAAATTTTGATTGGAATAAGAGCACAAAGTAAAAATTGATCAGCTTCGCAGGAAAATAAAGATTCCATACTTAAGAATTCTGTTGGGGAAAAAATAAATAATGCAATCATTAAGGGAAAATCTTTTTAAATGTGTATCTTCCTTTATAAGGCTTTTGTTGATTACGAATAAAATACGTAACAATACTAGACTGGTTGATATTTAAGGCTCTGGCTGCTTCACGAATAGAATTATAAGAAGTTGTAGTTTTTTCTTGTAAATCAATTACTTCTATAGCTTGAGAGGGCATTCCGTTTCCTGCTCCCTCGGCTTTTGGTCTTCCCTTTAGAGTATCTGATATTGTTTTTTTAGTTTCTTCGCTAAGATTTTTACCAAAGTTAGGATGATTTTCTCCGCAGGCCGCAGAAAAGCGCAGGCCTTTTTTAACATCCGACATTATTTGGATAGTTTTTTCTGAGTGTTTATAACCTATTAAAGCATCAGATATTTTTTGTTTAGATTCCTCCGAATGGTTACGACCAGACATAGGAGCAGTAGGATCTTTGGCTATATTGTATTCAGGTTTTAATAATTTGAAGTAATAATCCTCTCTTTGTAAACACTTATAAGGTTGACAGTATTCAAGAATAGTAAGAGAAAAATTTTGATAGCCATGTTTAAGAAGAGAATTACAAATATACATACAGGTATTTGTAAGTAAATAGTTAGTATTATAATATTCCAAAAATCTTCTTCTTAAATTATCAGAAGAACCTACATATCTTTTACCATTAATAAGATTCTTTCACATATAAATACCTGATTTATTTTTATTTTCTTTAAGGATTGTAGCTTTCTCGCTCTCAGTGTTAGAATAAATTTTGTTTGGACATTGGAATAAGAGTCGCAAAGGAATTATTTATTGAAGAATCTCGGATTTGCTTTAGCTTTAATTTTTTATTAAACCCATTTTGTTTTTTTTACAAAACTAGTTCTGCTTTCCTTTTCTAGAAGATCTTTTCCAAACTTCGTATAAGCTTGAGCTTGAGATCCAAGTGTAAATTTAGCTGCTAAAAGTTTGGCACATGATGATTTTAGTACATTATGAATACGACTAGATAAGTAATTCAGATTACTAGCAAAGCTATAATATTGAATGATTCCCCGATAGACAGAGTTGTATAACAGAAGGATTTCCTGGTGAGAGTTCTGTAGTCAGTGCATTTTTGGCGAGGATATTCCGTTTCTCATAAAGCTAGCATTAGTCAATTTCTTGATAACCGTGCTGACGGGAGCCGTCAAGCGTATTTCCTTGTTTGTTCTAATCAAGAATGTCCGAGATCGTTGATAACGTTGCACACTAGCTGTACTTATGAGAGTACCAAGAAATTTAGCTTCCTCGTTTCTAAGATTTGTAATAAGGGTCTTTTTCTCGCTAAGCTCTAGTTTCAATTCGTTTGAAAGGAAGATTCGAATTTTACTTAGAATCATTCTGCATTCATCCTTACTACCACGGATTCCCACTATTCAATCATCTGCGTATCTAACATATACTAACTTTTTAAATCTAGGATCCGATTCTAACTTGGATGGAACACTAATTAGGAGTTTGTGTCAATAGATTTTGTCTTCTAACGTTTTCGATCTCAATTTTTTGTTTTGGTAACTGACTCATATTGGGTTTCGACTAGCCGAAGGTCCTATATTGAATTCGGATGCTAATTTTTCTATATACTTATCAAAGTGATCCATATAAATGTTTAATAGGATAGGGCTAATAATAGAGCCTTGTGGAGTTCCAACGAGTGAACTAGAATATATAGTACCTTCCATGTAACCGGCTTTTAGAGCTTTACGGATTAATTCTAGGAATCTTGGATCTTTAATCCTTTTGTTAATTATGTTCATCAAGATTTGGTGATCAACCTTATCAAAGGCTTTGGATATGTCACCCTCGATGATCCATGAAGAAACCCAAAATTTTGTTTTTACCTCTCTAAGTGCTGAATGACAACTTCTTCCAGGTCTGAAACCATGATTACTTTCCGAGAATCCATATTCAAATATAGCCTCAAGAATCATACGAATAACTTCCTGGACTATTTTGTCTCTGGGAGGAGCAATAGTTAGAGGACGTTCACCACCACTAGCTTTTGGAATTAAAATTCTTCTCCCAGGTGAAAATTCAAAAGTTCTATTACGTATTTTTGATATAATCTCTGTAATTACCGACTCCGACATACCATCAAGTGTAACGTGTGTTATTCCCGCTGTCATATTACCAGGTTTACTTTTTGGGCGGAGCCACTTCTGATAAGCTATCTCATATAACTTAGGATCATAGAGAAGTTTGTACAGTTTGTCCATAACTATAAAGTCAGGATTTCTCTTACAAATTTCGCTGATCTTTCGTAATTTTCTAATACTGTCAGTTGAAACTGTACTGACACCGTCAGCAGTACTAGATGCATTACGAACGAAAATTTCTGGAACCCTTCTCACCGATTTAGAACCGGCTGATAATACGATTCCTCTGCTACCATGGCTCTTTAGAGCTTTAGGCAGTCCCTTAGTACCCATTTCCATCATTAGATATCTTTTAGGTTGACCATTCTTCACATTAGCAGTAGATATTCTACCCTGGTTGCAGATGTTCCTTAATCAAGCACTTCATATCTTTTCTTGATTCATCGCATTCAGCCTATAACGGACGAGCTGAAACCCTCTTGTTAAGGTCCCTAGTGAATGGTCTTCAGGTAATACAACTTTAACCATGAGATATGCCGCTAGATAAGCTATTCGTCTTTTCCGATTAAGACTAATCTTACCTTTGATCACATTGGTTTCATAATTAGAATAGAATTTTTCTTGAGGGTTTGCTTTAATAGAATTATTATAAACAAACAAAAATAATATAGTTCCTGACATTATGAATTTAATTTTTCTATTATCTGAACGTTAATCTTCTGAAATGTATACTGACCTTTATAAGGCTTTTGTTGATTATTTTTAAAATACATAGAAATACTAGACTGGTTGATATTTAAGGCATCAGATATTTTTTGTTTAGTTTCATCTGAATGTTTACGGCCAGACATTGGAGCAGTAGGATTTTGGGAGATATTGTATTCTGGCTTGAATAATTTAAAGTAATGTTTCTCTCTTTCTATACATTTTGAAGGCTCACAGTATTCAAGAATTTCTATACTAAAATTATAATAACCGTATTTAAGTAAAGAACGACAGATAGGCATACAATTATCTTTAATTAAATAGTTAACATTAAACAATAATATATTTCCTGACATTATGAATTTAATTTTTCTATTATCTGAACGTTAATCTTCTGAAATGTATACTGACCTTTATAAGGTTTCACTTGATTATTTTTAAAATAAAGAGAAATTCTCGATTGTTGGATATTTAAAGCTATTGCTGCTTCACTAATTGAATTATAAGAAGTTTTATTATTATTTTTAACATCAGTAACTTCTATTGCTTGAGAGGGACTTCCTGATCCTGCTGGTCTTGCTTGACCAATTTTAGAATCCGATATTTGTTTACGAGTTTCATCAGAGTGATTTT